TATAAAGTTGGTCGTTGCATCTGGCCTTCTGTACTGTCTAGGGGCGACTTCGCCTCAGACAGTCTTAGACCTAAGCACGGACCTGGCGCAACTGCTGAAAGAGCTTCTGGAAATCAGAAGTTTCTAATAAGCAGATGGCATGATCGACTCGAACCATACTTTCCTCTTTTCCATAACGCGTTCTCTTCTGAGAGTGCGTACGGGTCTGAGGAGTTCGAGAATGTATCGATCATACTTGAAGGTGATGAGCAGCCCGTAAGGGTCTGCTTAGTACCCAAGACTCAAAAGGGTCCCAGGGTGATTGCCATTGAGCCTGTATGCATGCAATATGCACAGCAGGCCATCTCTAGGGAATTAACAAAAACTCTAGAAACTTCCTTTCAGACGTCCGGCCATATAAACTTTTCTAGGCAGGATATCAATAGGAGGTTGGCCATCGATGCTTCGATGACGCAGGGGTTCGCTACTTTGGATCTCTCGTCGGCCAGTGATCGAGTTCCAAGATCACTCGCTCTTACCATGTTTGATAGTAATCCTGATCTTCGGGCTTCTATCGACGCATGCAGATCGACGCATGCGCAACTTCCTAGTGGAGAGTCAATCCCACTAAAGAAGTTCGCGTCAATGGGCAGCGCTTTGTGTTTCCCAGTAGAGGCCATGTACTTCTACACGATTTGTGTAGCGGCCCTAATTAAGAAACATAATCTTCCTGTGACGACTGAGGCGGCCCGTAGGGTCGGTCAAGTCGTCTACGTCTATGGGGACGATATTATAGTTCCCACGGACGACGCACAATTTGTCATTGATTACCTGCATAAGTACTACTGCAAGGTAAATACGGCCAAGTCTTTCTGGACTGGAAAGTTCAGAGAATCCTGCGGCTCAGATGCTTTTAACGGCGAGGAGGTTACACCTACCTACGTTCGTACACTGCATCCTAATGACAAGCGGACCACCGGTGAACTCGTATCTTGGGTTGAAACCTCTAACCTCTTTTATAAACGGGGTTATTGGAAGACATCCAATTACATGATACGGCACGTTGAATCGATTCTTGGCAAACTGCCAATTGTCGGTCCGAAGTGCTCCGGGTTGGGCAAGCTGTCCTTTCAATCTACCGTCTCAATTAAACGGTGGAACAAGAACCTACAACGCCTAGAAGTAAAGGCATGGGTTCCGTCGCCCGTCTTTCAAGAAGACGTGATTGATGGTTATGCTGCACTTACGAAATGTCTTCTTGCGATGGAGAGTCGGGCTATCAACTCCGATTCAACTGTCGACAAGGAACATCTCGTGAGAACCGCACGGCACGGCGCCGTAACACTAAAACGCCG